TGTCTTTGCTGTCGTAACTTTTCATATTCTGTTGCATTTTCTTCTGTTTTTGCACCAAGTAATTCTATAGCTAGGTCTACTTCTGCCTCTAATTGAATTAAATTCGTGGCGAGTAATTTTGATTTGTCATCATAAATACCAAGAATATCAGACTCAATCGCGAGTGATGCCTCTATGATTTTCGCCATGTCTGAAGTGCCTTTGCCTTGCAAATTAAGCTGCTTCAGATTGTCAGCCATAACGCCTATTGACTCTGCTGATTTATTTGTCTGTTCTCCTATTTCTCTTAGATAGTCGTCTGTCTTACCAGCACCTAACTTTTCAAAACCCGTTATTACAGACCTAGTGCCTGTTGCAAGATCTGCAAGGTTGGATATCGCCATGTCAAATTTGCTATTCACCGATGTCATCGATGTTTCAACAGCATCTAACTGGACTGATAAATCTTTGAGTTTTCCTCTCTCTTCTTGTGAAAGTCTTCCTTGTTTGCTGTCAAGCGCAGCTATCTGCTCTTTTAGCTTTTTATGTTGCTTTAATAAGTTGACTTCTTGTTGTGTGACTGTGGGCATTGATATTCCCTATTTGAACATTGCTGCTATTTTTTCAACCCTCGCTCTTTGATCAGCAGGCATCTTCTCTATCTTTTTTCTGACTTCTGCAGCATTGGCGTCTATTTGTCTATCAATAGCATCTAGTTGTGACTGAATCTTTGCGTCTAGAGCTTTTGTTTGATTTGCTATTCTCTTTGCTTTAGAGTCTTGCCCTTTTAGCTTAGATAAAATATAACTTCCAATAAGAACTGTTGCAACCGCTGCTGGTGCTATTTCATTCATTTTAGATTTTTTCATGGCAAAACTCCTAATATAATATTATACAGATATAATTATCGAGTTTTCTAAATTATTAACCAGGTCTTTGTATATTTGGGCGTGGTGTTGATGCAGCTTTACTAACTTTCTCGTTCTCTTTTGTTCTAGCTTCGATTAGCTTGTCAGTATAGAATTTTCGTAAATAGACAGGCATCTCATATACGTCACCGAATGTAAATGCGCCTTCGCTGTAGTATATGAGGCTAAAGATTGCATCATGTACTATCGGCTTATATTCGGGATCTACCGGGAAGGCCAGAAGAAATTTGTAGAGATGGGCAGTTCTACATCTTGTGTAGCACTACATGCAGCACAACCAAAGTATGTCTTAAAATCTACATCTGGTGATATGCTAGCATAGTATTCTCTAAAAGCTCTCGAATCAACTGCAAAAAACTCATTATTGATAAAATTTGTTATTGTCTCTGTGCTTTCATCGCCATCAACAGAAATTAACTGATGTCTTAAACGTGTAGTTATTTCACCTACAGCTTTTATTCCTGCATCTCTCTGTCGTTGTATCTCTTTAATTATCTTTGTTTCGTCTCCTTGAGTAAGCAATTTAAATTCTATCTTTCTTTTAGCGTTTGGCAGCTCAAACTCAAACCTATTTCCTTTTGAGTATTTTGATTCATCTATATCTTTATACTTATATACAGTTAAATCAAAGTCTGTATCTTCTTTTGCGCCGCACTCTTTGCAAATTACCTCTGCTTTATACTCTTTTCCGTATCCAAGAACTCTTGTTGCTAGCATGATAGCATTTTTGTCTCCAATAATAATATCATTAAAATCAACTTTTGTAACAACAACAGATTTTAATAGTTCGTCTATAACAGAACCGTCCTGTATGAGACTAACTGCTGTTAGAATATCTTCTTCTTTTGCTGTCATGTACTTTATTTCAACTTTTCCCTGTGATAATGGGTGTCCTTCTGGGTACACGAGTCCCTTACTTGGAAGGTCCACTACTTCAGTAGGGAACCTACTTTCTTTTTTTACTGTAGACATTATAACTCCTTAATTTACTTGTCTTACATAACTAGTTGTGAACTAACTTTAACATCGAATGCCACAACGGAAGTTGAAGCAGTTCACTATAAATTTTTGATTAGAACTGTAGTACAGCGTAATCGTATCTGAGTGTCAATTCAATATTGACTGGCTCATTTGCAGACCAATCAAGTGTACCGAAGTTAGCTTGTTGGATATAAGTTCCAACTAATTGCCATTCTTCTACTATGTCACCTACAGGTCCAAGAACATTAAATGTTACGTTTTTCTTATAAAAGTCTGAATATCCATCACGTCCAGTTACAGATTCATGTGATAATCTTACCCATTCCATACATGCTTGTGCAGCGGAAGGTACAACTGGATCATACATTGTTATAGTTAAGGGCTGCCAATCGCCTTTCCCTTTTACATAACGTTTTACATTAATATGATCTAATGTGATGTCTTCGAAATTAATTTGAGGTCTTGCAGCTGCTTTAATTGTGTAAGCTGGGATTCCCTCTATATACATAATGAAACGATTTTGAACTTTTGGTTCAAATTGCGTAAACATTATATCTGTCGGATCTATCAGCTGTGGCATTCTATTTCTCCATAAAGGTTTTATTTCATTCAGTAATAAATATCAAGAACTCGGGAAAAATACTGTATAAAAGAAAAAAGCCCAGAGGATTAGTCTGGGCTTTTTAACTGTTTTATCAACCGAGATTTATTGAAAAGTTGCTCCCGATGGTTCAACAACAAAATCAAGAACGATAAATTCTACAGACCTTGCAGGCTGTATAAATATCTGTCCTACCAGCTGATTTCTATCAATCACATCTGGTGTATTGTTACTGTCATCCATTACAACTCTAAATCCAGTAAGACCTTGGTTTGCTTGTACAGAATCAAGATAAGGGTTAACTATATTTAAGAACCTTGCTCTTGTTGCAACTGTATTGTTTTCAAACAATAAGTAGCGTGAAGAACTAGCAATAAATTTCTTAAGTCTAATTAACAACCTACGTACGTTAATTCTATCAAGTGCTGATGGTGCAGCTTGAAGTGTCTTTTGTCCAAAAACAACAACACCTTGTCCAGGAAATGATGCAATAGGATTGATCCTATTTTCATACAGCAGATCTCTTTCAGCGTGTGTTAATCTTGTTTTTGCTTCTAATACACCTCTTAAACCACCACGATTCAAACCAGCAGGTGCAAACCATTCGTGTGCAACTCTATCATTTTGAGCTATCACACCAGGAATCACAACTGATGGTGGAACCCATACAGGTATGTTTACTGTATCATCAAGCAGCTTCACCCAAGGATAATATGTAGCAGCATAGTTAGTATCAATACTTGTAATAGCATTGACTGCTGTTGTTATACCATCACCCCAACCTACAGAATCAAATACATAAAATGCATCGCCTCTGTCTTGTACGGTTTGTTGTGCAAGATTTATTGGGCTTGGATGTAAACTATAGATAAGTCCAGGTGTTGCAAGCATATTAATATCAAACTCATCAGCATTACTCAAGGATTTTATACCTCTTTCATAAGCAACAGAACCACTCGATGTTGATGTAGAGCAGTCGAGTCCTTGCTGATTTGTAGCAGTAATATTCTTTCCTGTATTCTTCTTTACAGCTGGGTTTTGTCCATCAAAACCACCTTGTAGAGGAACAAAGAATTTTCTTTGTGCTACATTTGATGCTGCAAGACTTATTGGATTAGAAGCAGAAGCAAATGTAGTTGCTCCACCGAACATAGATGCTCTTGCTGATGCTGCACCTTCCATATCTTCTAAACTAAAAGATGGATTGTGATACACAGCAGAGTCAGTAGTTAACGGCATTAAGAAACTTCTATTGTCTTCTTTTGAGAAGTCAAATCCAAAGAATATGCTTGTGTCATACTGGCTAGTTGTTGTGCTAACCTGTGTTGATGTGTAAGTATTTGCAGGAAATCCGTTAGAGGACGACTGTGCTGTTGACATCGATACTGGAAATCTCATAGCAGCGTGTCCCATTGGAACTAGCCCTTTAGCAAATCCGCCTTCATTAAGTGTTGCACTACCTGTGATGAAAACATACTTAGAAAGGTTTGGCCATTCAGCGTCACCATTATAATTAACTTTTCCGTCTGAGTCAACTGAGATCCATCTTGTTCCAACTCTTCTACATAAGAAGTTTGTTGACTTAGGATCTAAGTTTAAGTTATCAAACTGTTCTACAATTTCATCATCTGTAGTTGCAAATGTCTGTTGGTCGATCTTTCTTACTTGTAAACTAAAAGTTCCGTAATCTGATCCAGCAACTTCATCTGCTTTTTTAACATTTAATATACCTACTTTAAAATGTTTGTTTGTTTCAGTTTCCCCATCTGCTCTTAAAGCAACCTGAAATAATGATTCTGAATTACCGTCTTGCTTTTGACTATGTATAGAAGGCGTGATAGCTTTCTTATAATCTTGCAAGAGGTTTAATGCAGAAACAGATCCAGTTATCGTAGATGCACCAGAAGCGTTTGCCGCTGCTGCAGTTGGAAATTGCTTATAGATGTAGAATGGTGAGTCACTTCCTTGAGCCTTACTTGATATTGGGCTTTCAGGAAAGACATCCCTGTAGTATTTGTTGCTAGTAGAATCAAAAGATGCAGATGTCTGATAACTTCCTGACGTTACTGTAAAAGCACTAAATGTCCCTGAGACGTATGTCGAAGCAAGAGGAGTTGCCTCACCCTCTGTCAGGTTGTTTGGTGCTAATACTAAGAGTATTTCAGGGTCATTAGTTGCTGACTTTAAAGCAGCAATTTGTACAATATTAGTTGAGTATCCTCCGATTCCCAATATTCTAACAATTGTTACAGTTCCCGCACTTCTTAGATATTCTCTAGCAGTGATTGGTACGTAAAAACGATCATCCAAAGATCCGAACATCTCTTCAAACTCATTAAAATTGCGAACTATGGTTGGAACAAAAGCAGGCCCTTTTTTAGTAGGACCTACAAGTGCCGCACCTATTTCAGCAATTCCTTGAGGTAAGAAAGAGAGATCTTTTTCACGAGTAAATACGCCCGGTGAGACGATTCTCTCTGCCATTTAATTTCTCCGTTAAGTGTTTATAGAGTACAATTTAAAAATAAATATGCATCTGACTCCTCAAAATGCATATAAGTTATTAACCTTCTTCAGTTGGAGCGACAATATCGTCTGCTTGCGGAGGTTGCGCATTTGGAGTAAATACTCCTGTCTCTGGATTAAGTGAACCTGCACCATACTTGTCATTGAGTTCTTTTGCTGTTTCTTGCTCTTTTTGAGAGAGCTCATCTAAAGAAGACATAATAGCCTCTTCTTGCTCCATCAATCTTTCAGCATTTTTCTCATGAGCGATCTGTTGCATTTTAAGACCACCTAATTGCATTTGAATCTGAGAGTATTGTTGCTGAACTTCACCCAAGCCAGCCATCTCATCTTCAGTAAATTTAATTTCGTCTGCCATTTTAAGACTCCTTTGTAACGTTTATTTTCTTTAATATATATGAACTTACTTAGTCAAAATTTAAATTATTTTCCTAAGTCTTTTAAAAATCTTTCTAATTCATTGGTGTTTCTGACGATGTTGACAGCATCACAAGTAGGATAAGGATTAGAGCTCCCATAATCATTAATAATTGTTCTGTTTGCATGAAATAAATTGAATATAATATCGTCATACTTTATGCCTTCTCTTTTTAATTGTTTTAATGTTTTTTCTTCTGCAGATTTATGCCTTGCAGTTGTTATAATAATATAGACTTTTCCTGTGTCATGTAGCCTGTTTAAGAAATCTATATTTTCTTTTATTCCTTCTGTTTCACCCCAGTAAGGTGGTGTATATTTTCCTGAACTCTTAACTAGCGTTCCATCTAAATCAACAAATAAAGTTTTATATTGTCTTACATAATCAAACCAATCTTCTTTTGTGCCCCAATCTATGTAATTTTTAGCTTGTACTGGTGAAAATTTATAGCCTCTACTTATCATTTCTTTTATAATATGTGATAGATATAAATTATTATTTGAGTGTGATAAATCTTCAAACAGTTCACAATATACCTTAGCACTTTCAAAAGAATAGCTACCACATCCGAAAGTTGAAGAAATTACTTTTTTCTCAACAATGTCTGTAATAATATTATCTTTTATTTTTATGTAACTTTTATTTGATGGGTTGATTGATGTTGTGTTATTGAGGTCATAGTAACACATAAAGTTTCCTTCTTGTACTTTAAAAGAAAATTTATTATCGACCTCTTTTATTATTATCTGCCCTTTTATATTATTTTGTTTTATTGCCTCATAAACAGTATGTGGCTGGTTCATTGTTTGCTTTGATAATGTAATTATTTTAGCTTTATCTGATATTCCTATTTCTTCTATACACATCTTTATTGCTTCGTGACAGTTGTACATTTCTATATGCTCTGCCAAGAAAACAAAATACACATTATCTATATTATCAAAATCCATTTCTTTTAAAGCCTCAACTATCATCCAGTTTCCTTTTGGATGTGTTAACATCCATTTAGGTTTTAAACCTTCAAATCTTGTTGATAGTCCTGCAGCTGTAACAATTAGGTTCTTCATTTTATTCCTCTTTAAAATCCTCTTCCCATCTCTCACCAAAGTCATCTCTTTGTGAGTCTATCCAATACTCAGTCCAGCCATACTTTGGCCATTCTATGTTTAGTATTCTTGATGGGACTGGTTTAAAAATTTTATGTGTTATTTTATCACTTACACTTAGTGATTCTTTAATATTATCTGAATTATCGTGTAAGTATTTTTCTGGCTCTTTTAGGTATTTCTTAATATCAGAATTAAAGTTTGAGCAATAGTGTGTACCAATATAAGATTCAGTTCGTATATGTTTGTCATAATGTTCACTTTCATATTTCTTTTCTATTCCGTATTTTAGTGTAAAGTTTGGCGTCTCATGCGGTATTTCGAATAAATCAATTAAGTCACTTTTGTTTCCAAAAAATATGTGATCTCTAGGATGAAATGGAAATGGTGAAAAGATACCACCAGTAATTATACTATTTTTTGGTTTAGCATCATTTGATTCAAATGTTATTGATCTTTCTTTATTCTTCATAAAAAAGTTATACATTTGTGTTAATGATTCATGTGTATACTTTTGATCAGATCGTACCTTTATAACATACTCTGTCTCTGCTGATTTTATGCCGGCATAAGAAGACTCTATCTGTAAGTTTCTATTGCCTGTTCCTGGATCTATTGGTATTTCACTTCTAACAAATCTTACCCTGTCTTTTTCTGAACTTTGTTTATCATCTTTCCAGCACGATATTATAACGTTGTTTATAAAATAAAGTTGTTTGTAATGTGCTGCTAATTCATCTACATAGTCATCATACTTACCTTGTATTACTATATCTAGTTTTTCAGGTGGTGTTGGATTTTCTTCTTTAAAATCAATATAAAAAATTAATTGTGATTGCCAACCTGCCCAAGCACAGAAAGTATCTAACCATGCGTCATCGTATATTTTTTGTGTTGTGTCATCATTATCTTTAAAAAATACTGATTTAAAAAATTTTGCTTTTGGGAGATAAAGCTCTCTGAATTTTTTAAAATTATCATACCAGTTGTCTATTGTCCCTAAATGAAATTCGCATGCAACTCTAGATACATTTTTTGTTATCCAATCTAAATTTTCTTCTGTAAATATTGAATATTCGCCACCTTCACTGTCGATCTTTAAGAAATCAATTTTTTCGATATTGTTCTCTGATATAAATTGTTTGAAAGTTATTTGTTCTGAATTCTTATTTCCATAAGCATCACCAGCTTTTGGTATTGTATTTTTATCCGGATCACATATTGCTTTTTGTATTATTTCTACATTGTTATTTTTTACATTTAATTCTAAAGCAGGCATTAATTTTTTTGATGGCTCTACACAATAAACCTTTTTTGGTTTTTTGTAGATTATAGAATGTGTAAATCCTCCAACGTTTGCACCAATATCAACTACAATATCACCTTCTTTTACAACAAATTCTCTTTCATATATTTTTTCATTCATTACCTCTTCTTTTACTTCTTTTGTAACTCTTCTTAAATTTCCCAATTGAGTAAAGTTAGGATCAACTTTATTATTTTTAATATTATTTTTAACATACCCTTTAAAATCTGGTAGTAAATCAAATCTTAGATTCATAAATGCCCATAGGTCAGAAGCTTCTTGAATTCTATTTACATAATATGCTGACCATGCCTTATTAAACCATAGGCCTTGTTCTACTAATTTTTTAAATAATTTTGGCGGATTGTTTTTCATAACTTCTAATCCAGTGCAAGAATTTGTATATACATCTTGCCAATAATCTTCTATACAATTAGCTGCATACAATCCATGAAAATAGTATGCCTCAGGTCTCCCTGGTTTTAATGCTATTGCATGAAGTGCACATTGTCTTGCAGATTCATTTCTTTCTCCATTGTTATAAAAACACTCACCCATATATAATAAACATTCATAAGCCTGTTCATCATCATACGTAAGTTCTGCACATCTACTAAAGAAAGATTGCGCACCTGCCCATTGTCCTAGCCCATAATATTCTAATGCTAAGTTATAGCATGTATTCCAATCATGAGGTCTATTAATATAATCATGTAAATAATTCACGGAATATTTCTCTCATTTTCTAACATCCAGTCTATTGTTGATTCTGGTACTCTTAATAAAAATGCTGCATTATCTTCGAATCCGATTGTAACTAATAAATCATTATCGATTGCATCTGCTCCACAGCAAAATTCTACCTGTCCATCCATAAATTTAAATTTATCTGAAACATGTATTAGATTCCACTGATTGTCCCATGCAATTAATTTATGATAATAGAATGCATCTTTATTTGCGTCTCCTCTTTCATAAAAGTACCAATAATTTGTATCATGTACTATTGCTATCCAACAGTTTTTCCATCTAACAACTTGTGATGAGCCTCTTAACTGTCCATAATTGTCTTGCCACTGTCCAGTATCTAATGCAACATTTGCTTGTTTTGTTTCTAAATCTACTTTAACTAATTCTGTAGGATTTGACCATCTAATAAAATAATTTGGCATTGCCAATACTGGCATCCAGTTCTTTTCACAATCTGTTTCTCTTCCTTTTGGTGGCATTATAGAAGTTCTTTTAGTTTCATAAACACTATCTTCTGTAATTTTAAGTTCAGAGTATTCCATTCTTCCTATGCCTTGATCATTTGTATCTCTTCTAACACCAATTAGATATAATTTATCGTCCCATCTTGCAAGTCTTCCATCTTCAAGTCCATGAAAAAGCCATCTTGGTGCTATATCATTTTTAGAAGTATTTATTTTTCTTGTGTAATTTTCTTTAAGATCTTTTGTATATGATGCTAAAAAATTTTCTGTAACTAAAAATCTGTCAGCGTCTCTGTGTATGTAGGACATTGGTCCCCACTTACTCTGGTACTTTCCTCCTTCATCCATATAATGTTCTGCACCTATTGCATGAAATAAATTATACTTTACATTTCTAATATTAATTAAGATTTCGTCTTCTGTCACTAAGACTGAAGGATTACAAACGCCTAGTCCTTGTGTCTCTGAATTATCTATATGTAGAGGAATTATTTTTCCTCCTTCTTGTAACGATCTTCTTGCTAAACTCATTTCCAGTCAGGACCCTCGAACCAAGCAACTAAACTGTATCTAGTTCCTTCTGTTACTTCTTTTACACCGTGTCTAACAAATGAAGGAAAGAATATTGCTGTACCTTGATCTTTCATATTTTCATAACCTTCCGTTGTTGGATATTCTTCTAAATTTTCAAAGTATAATTCTCCACCTATATAATCTGATGGATCTGAAAGTTGCACAGTAACAGACAGTTTTCTTTGTGGTTTTTGATATACAAATAAATCTTGATGACCGTGATAAAATTCATCTTTCTCATAAGATGTAAATTGTATAAATCTTAGTGAATGATAATCAAAACCAAAATAGTCTGAATTTGCTTTTGCTGCTGTCTCCCAAAAACGTGTAAATATCCAATCTGTATTTTCACCAGGATATAAAAATCTTCTCTTACTATTTCGCCAATTATTATCCTTAACAGAATTTACTGCGCCTACTAGCGCATCTTCTAACTCAAGAGAGTTACCAATTTTTATAATATTATTGCACTCTTCTTTTGTAAAACTATCACTTAAATAACACCACTCACCATTCATTGCTTTCCTCCACGCTAAAAAAGAAGACCATAAATAATCTTCCGTTGTCTATTGAATCACCAAAATAAGGTGATGCAGAATGAAAATACCTACCATCAAAAAGAATAAGTCTATTATATTGGTTTGAAACACTGTCGAGCTTTTCCCAAGGAGTAAAATCTTGCCAACCAGTACTAAATAGTTTATCAACTTCATTCTTTCCTAATCCTTTAATTGATGTATAACCTGTCCTTCTATGCACATAAAAGTCTGTGCCTGATGATAAAGGTGCATTTGGTGTTAAATATAAAACACCAGCTGCATTACACTCATCAGCATGTATTACTAATTCTGTATATTGATCACACCATTGAAAGCAACAATTTGTTCCACCACCATTTTCAGAAACATTAAATGTAGTAATTTTTTTATTTAATAACTTTTCAAAGTGTGGCTTAAATTCAGTACCCCATTTTTGTGGTTCTGTTCTAACACCTGCACTTCCTCTTTGCTTATACGTATCTCTTAATGATAGCGCTTTATTCCTTAAGCTATTAGGATCTTTTAAAAAATTATCAACTACTACTAATCTTGGTGCATCATTATTGATCGAGATCATAATTGTGTGCAGAAAGTAACCATGTTGTAGCAATATATTTGTCTTCAGACATTGGCACATTTGCATTATGTACATAAGGCCATACAACAGGCCAAACTAAAAATGTCCCTGCTTTTGGCTGTACTTTTAAGTCTGAATATAAAAAGCATGTTTCTCCACCATCTTCAACATCATTAAGATAGAACATTGTAACTAACATTCTATTTGAGTTTGCTTTTACATGAGGATCTTCTGCGTGCCATCCTTTATAATGCCCAACACCTTTTTCATACTTCTGTATTTGCCAAGAATTATATAGAGAGCCTTCAGAAAACATTGTGTAAGGATCATGTTGATCTAGTTTCCCTAAGCTTTCAATATACTTGTTTATGTGTGCATTTGAAACGTCACAAAACATTTCCATTGTATCACCTTCGAATAGCATTAAATCTGTCGTATTTTTTACAGCATCATTTACACCGCCGGTAGTGAAGCCTACAAATTGGTCTTGTTCGTTGTTATTAAAATATTTGATTGCATCTTTACACTCTTTTTCTGATAGTGCGCTTTCGAATATTCCTATTGTTTCGTTAAACTTCATATTGTTAACCCTTGTTTAATTATATATATTATCATACTTGTTCAAAATCAAATGTTATTTCATCTTTAATATCATCATTTTTAGTAGGTTTTTCATGTACTACAAAATCTCTCATGTAATTTTCTGGCCAGACTGCTTGGTACCAAGTTGTCAGAATATATTTGTCATCTGATACTGGCGTTTCTGCATAATGCACATAAGGAAAAGATGTTGGAAATGCTAGATGTTTTCCTTCTTCACACTTAATACCTTTTCGTGTGAAAGGAAATACTGTTCTGCCTCCGTCTTTAACATCATTTAAGTAAAACATACTAGTAAAAATTCTATTTCCGTATTCATATAGGTGACTGCCTTCTGTATGCCATGCTTCATAATGTCCTACACCTTTTTCATATTTGTGTATTTCCCACATTGGATAATATCTACCTTGTATATTAATTTCATTTGGATCATAATGCTGCAGCATTCCGTATTTTCTAACATAATTATTTATACAGTGATCTGAAGTTATTGTTAATCCTTTAATATATTTTTCACCTTCTGGTATTAAACACAAGTCTAATTCTCCTGTGTCTTTTACATTTTTATCTATTCCTCCAAAAGTCATTCCTGCATATACAGACCTATCTTTTGCATATTTTTCGTATAAATCAATTAGCTCTTGGCATATATTTTTTGGTATTGCACCTTTAGTTATATGAACAGAATCCATAAAATGTTCAATAGGCTTTGCATTATATTGACCGCCTTCCATATGAATGTCTGTTTTTAAATTTTCAATCTTAAGATCTGGATTTGTTCTTCTTGTTGATTTGAACATTTGTGGGTCTATTGGTTCTGTAATATTTTTCTTCTTTTGGTCCATCTTATACTTAACATTTTTTACTTTTTCTGTTTTATCAGAATACAGTATATCTTTAAACTCTTCACCAAAAACATAAACAAATTTATCACCATCAAATCTTTTATTATTTGCCATTTCTTTATTGTCTATTACATAATGTAAAAATAATTGTGAGTACCAGTCACCTTTAAATTTATTTCTGTAGTGTGAGATATTATAGCCTAAATAGAATATTGCGTCTCCTGGTTCTTGAATAACTTTTACAGACTTTTTTGTTTTTAAATCAGTTACAAATATTGGATAAGGATCTGACTGTCCTAAATTTATTGTTAAAGAAATTTGACACCACGGCCAGTCTTTGTGGTGGTTCATTGCTGCACCTTTTAAATAAGTTCTTTGATAAGAGTATGTTGGTATTAATTTTTCTTCTACTATGTCTTCAACTTCTTTTACTTTGCTATAAAGTAAATTTTCCCATATAGGATGTCCATTAACATTATATGTCATTGGGTGCACATGTTCTGGATCTTCATCGCCACCAAAATAAACTTCTTGATTTTGTATTGTCTCTACTGACTGGTATAAAAAATAGTCTGCTTGTTTTTTACTAAAAAAATCTTTAACTACATAAAACCCGTGTACATATAATTGATCAATCATTATCTAACTCCAAAAGTTGTATTATAATCATTTGTTTGTACCATATAGTTTACTGAAGCAGATCTTCTTCTATTTGAAGATATGAATGGATAAACACCGTGTATTAACCATGCAGGAAATATTAAGAATCTTCCTCTTTTTGGTCTATATCCCCACTGTCCTGAATCAAAATAATTATTGCTATTATAAAATAGTCTCAATATTCCGTCTTCTGTCGTTCCTTTTTTATATATTCCTTCTCCAAAATCAAAACTATCAGTTTGAGTTGGTGCTATTATTTCATCAATAAATTTTGAATTAACATCATCAAAAAAGAATACTGTTGTTATATTACAATTAGGATGATAATGAGCAGGATTATACTCACCTGATTTCATTGAATTAACCCACGCGCCTATTCTATCTGTTGTTATTTTTATATCATTTAAATGTTGATTATCTTCTGTTTTTCCAAAACCTTTTAAATTATTACTTAAAGTTTCTTCTACAACTTTTATTACATATTGTCTAACAATAGCATCTAAAAATTTACCTACATTATTATACATAAACAAATCTTCGATAATTTCGTATTCATCATCTATTCTACCAGCAAGTCCCGGACCGTGATTTTTTTCTTTTTCATTTAGCACTTGTTCAATAATTTTTTCAAAATCATCTAAAATAACATCAGGCATTTTACCTACCATTATTTTTGGACCAAACGGCGAAATTAAGTCATACTTTATTTTTTCTATTTGTTTTCTTTTTTTAGGCATAATAACTTATTATCTATATATATCGTTTTAAAACAGTTAAAGTATATATTTTTTATAAACTAGAGGAAACAATAGTTGCAATATATTGTGAATCATTTTCTATTGTTGTTCTCATACTATCTGATAGATTATAAATCCATATACAGCCTTCAAGTGTATCTTCATTTAGACTAGGTACAAATTCAAATCCGCTTCCAGACGCTATTTTTATATCTGATTCAGAAAATGCTACATCTGCCCAATATTGATTAAGTGATGTGTCAAATAAAACACCTGGTTCTACGCATAGTTCACCTTCATCATCCCCTTCTGTGTCTGTCCATTGAACATATTTTGTTTTTATTAATGAGCCTGTCATTGATCCTTCGAAAGGATCCTGATATATGTTACCATCACTTCCTGAATGTTCTATAACTGACATTTAAAACCTCCTAGATTGTTACTACTGTTGCATAAACTTGTGATACTTGATGATAATGAGATGTGCGAGGTGTACTCATATACCTCGGTGCTCTAAAAGATAATTGTCTTAGTGTTGTATGTCCTGGATGTGTAGCAGGAACTGTTGCTACATTATAAGTACTTATTATCTCAGGCGTTGAAACTGTTGTTGGCCCTATTCCTACTTTCATTGTTCTTGTTGAAGGTCCTGTCTCTTGAAAAGAGACAACAATATCTTTTGTTGTTCCCATAGTATATGCACCAGGAAATGTTCCAAGTGTAGTATTAGTTGTACCATTTCTTCGCATAATTCTAAGTTTTCCTGGAGAAGGATCAGCATTATCAGCAATACGAACTTCATAAGTTTTTGTAACTAGTGCAGGTTGACCTGGAACTGAAGTTGTATTGAATCCAAAATGAGAAGAATGATCTTTATTATTTGTGCTATTCATAAAAAATCTATATCTAGTAGCTAGCGCTTGGTTTGTAGATGTCAAAACACTTGGGAGATATTTTCCACTTGGTCCGTAAGATGCAGGACCAGAAGCTTTCCACCATGAACCTTGTGTTGCAGTAACATTATTCATTCTAATTGCAGTGCCTGGAAACCAATCAGTTGTTGTGGTTGAGGTGTGATATTTTGTCCAAGTTGGCCTTACATTTGTTGTTGATGGATATAAAGGATTGCCATCATAAGTAAAAGTTACTGCTATTTCAGCATCATCTAAATCACCGTCTTCATATAACTGATGGCCTAGTTCATGGAAATCATCTCTTCCACTTGCATATACACCATCTTCCCAATCATCTCCCCAGTGCCCTACAAGATCATTATTTTGATCATATGAATAAAATTCTGACATTTGGTGTGGTTGAGATTCATTTGGCCTATTGTATGGCATCATTGCTTTATTTATTGCTGTAGTTGTTCCATCACTTATATCTGATAAACTTACATTCCCTGGAGACTTTGTAGATGTATAAGAATTTACTTCTACTTCATTGTATAAACCTCCTAATGAAAGTTCGCCTGAACTAGGAGCTGCCATTCTTTAACTCCTTAATTTCTTTTTTTATTTCATTTATTTGATCTTGTTGCTCTTGAACTGCATTTATAAGAAATACAGTAAGCTTTTCATAATCTACACCTAATTTCTTAAACGGTTTATCATCAGGATAATTTTTTTCTAAGTATTCTAATGTATTTCCTATAACTTCGTGTTCTCTAACAAGATCAGGAGCAATTTTTTGAACTTCTTGTGCTATAAGACCTATTTGTAAACCTGGTTTGTCTGCGAATACCCATTCATATTTTACAGGTCTTAACTGTAATACAACATCTAATCCTTCAGATAAGTTATGAACATTTTCTTTTAGTCTTTCATCTGAACTAATAGTTGTTGAGTAAGCTATAACATCACCTTCTGAGTGGAATATAGGTGAAGCGCCGCCAGCCATTCTAAAATCTTCTACACCTCCTACAGCAAAACCTATTGTATCTGTTGTTGGTCTAAAGAAACCAGTGTTTGTATCTGAACTAAAGTTTATTGATGGAGAACCTGCGTTTCCATCAGAAACAGAATTTGGTCCTGCAGGTCCTGTATTACCTTGCGGTCCAGTATTACCCTGCGGTCCAGCATTTCCTTGAGGTCCAGTATTTCCTTGAGGTCCAGTATTACCCTGCGGTCCTGTTGGTCCTTGTGAACCTGTATTACCTTGTGGACCTGTATTTCCTTGAGGTCCAGTATTTCCTTGAGGTCCTGTGTTACCCTGTGGACCAGTTCCACCTTGGGGTCCAGTCGGTCCTTGTGGTC